AAAGACAGTCTATTCCTGGGAAGAATTACTTGTAGAATTCCCGAGTTTGGTTCTGAAACTCCAACAAATGTATTGCTTGTAAGTCCATTTGGTGGAGTTACTAACACACTGGATGCTGTAAGTGACGTTAAAGCCTTTGGTGAAAACGAAGAAGTTACTGGCGGTACTCCTAAAACTTATGGCATGTGGCCACAACCTCCGGCTGTAGGTACAGAAGTATTAGTTGGATTTACAGCAAGCCGTCAGGAAGGATTCCTAATAGGTACACTACAGAGTAAAGATCGTAATCACATGCTGGGCGGCAGACCCAGTGGGTTGGATAGTGACGGAGAAGTTAATCCAGTTGGTGAGAAAAACCCCAGAGATCAGGAAGCATTTAAACGTCCCAAAGATACTGAGTTTGCTGAACAATTAAAAACACAGGGTCTTGACAAAGACTTTGCTCGTGGACACAGTATGAGTAGTGCTAGAAGAGAATCTCCCAGTAGAGTATTTGGCTTTACTACTAGAGCCGGACATGTGTTAACCATGGATGATGGTACTGAAACAGATGCTGGTAGCGCACTGAGCAGAAACATTCGTATAAGAAGTAGAGGTGGTGCTGAAATACTAATTGACGATACCAACAAGATGATCTTCATCACTAACCACGATGGCACTGCCTGGATGGAAATGAGTGAAGATGGTAATCTGGACGTATACGCACAGGATGACATTAGTTTACACACTGAAGCAGACTTTAATTTACACGCCAAGGGTAATATTAATATGCAAGCAGACAAGGGTATTAATATTAGAAGCACTGGCGAAGATGGCATCAAAATTGATGCGTTTGCTGGTGATTTGGATTTGTATACAGAAAAGAATTATAAAGTACAAGCGGCACTTAATGCTAACCTAACAGCGGCAGGTAACTACAAAGAACAAGCAAAGCGAATTGATATGAACGGGCCAGTACCTGATACAGCAAAACGTGTTAAGGTAAATCAGTTACCGGAAAATACTAAAATACAAAGTAGTGCGGCTGATAGAGTGCCAGAACATCACCCTTGGAAAGGTGCTAGTCAGATTAAAGAACAGTTTAATAACAGTGAGGGTAATACAAACTAATGGCCAACATTGAAGTTAGATTACCCAACACAATTAGCACTACAGATTTAATTGAAACAGATTTGTTCACCGTGCTGGATGACGGTTTAGTTAATACACTAGTACCTCTAAAAGATCTAGAAGCCAGTGAAAGTATACTTCAGTTTATGTATGGAAATGTTGGTTGGCGAGGTTACAAATATATTGGAAAATCTGGATTCACTGTTATTGGATATAATCAAGTTCTGAATGACGAATTTAATAAAAAGGGATTACTGGAAACTGAAGCCTACAGTTATTGGATTGCTGAAATTAAACGTAAAGAAAGAGCATTTAAAAAGAATATAAGTCTTGACAGTTTAAGTCAAACACAATATGATGCGCTACTAAGCCTGTATTGCCGAACCGGAGATTTTGGTTTTATTGGTAGTGAGTTTAGAAAATTTGATGTGCGAGAGTATATTGAAAACAGACAATGGAAATATGTGTTTACGGCATTCATACTGAGTGGGCATTTTCGTAAGCAATGCCAGAGAGAAGCAAGAATATTGATGTTTGCTGACTACGGCGCACTAAAAACCAGAGCGATTACCAAGGAAGAAGGTATACAAGCAATCAGAGCTGACTACCCTGATAGAATGATGGATCAACATGCTAAAGAACAAGCAGAGTATATCTATTACAAGGAAACAAATCGCTTCCTGCCTAATTTACCTCAGAGTAGAAAACGTACTATTGTTGAACAAGCGGCTGAATAAATACCAACATGAGCGTGTTATTACTTAATGCTGACAGCCAGCCACTTAGCCTATTACCACTCAGTACAATCACGTGGCAGAGCGCAGTTAAAGCATATTTCCAGGAAAAAGTCATCATAGTAAAAAGCAACGAAGATCGTATCTTACACAGTCCTAGTTTTGAGATGCCTATGCCTGTTATTGTTATGCTTAAACGCTGGCACAAACTACCGCCACTGGCAAAGTTTACTCGTCGTAACTTGTTCCTTCGGGATAATTTCCGATGTCAATATTGCTTTGAAGAATTCCGGCAATGCGACTTAACTATAGATCATGTGGTACCCCGGAGTCACGGTGGCAGAACAAACTGGACAAACTGTACCACCGCATGTAGAAAATGTAATACCGCCAAGTCCAACAAAACAACTATAACACCCATCAACCCTCCAGTACAACCAAGTTACTATCAACTCAATACAAAAAGCACAAAATTCCTACAATATACTAACATTCACCCTGATTGGGAACCCTATCTTTTCCACAAGCAAGAAAGTTTAATGAGTTCATAGTGTAATTGAAAACCAGTGATTTTTTCAGATAAATATCTATATGGAAAAGATAATTGGATATACATCACTTGAAAGTACAAACGTTACAGGATTAACGGGTATTGAACTGGCAAAGCGTGATTTAGCAAATCATTTCGCTATTAGAAAAGGCGAAAAATTTACTAATCCACAGTTTGGTAGTGATTTGCCTTATTATGTATTTTTACCGTTAGATGAAGCCACTATGGATCTCATCAATGATGACGTGCTTAACGTAGTAAGTTATGATCCTAGGTTTACATTAACCGATAGATCAGTTCGTGTTAATCATGATGATCATTTGGTAACAGTAAGAATAGAATTGATGTACGAGCCAACTAAAACTCCAACAGATTTAGAGCTAAAGTTCGATGCTGAAGCGCAAAACGGGATTGAGTTTATTTAATTATGGCACAGCAAGTAAGACAAAGTAAAATATTTGCGGCAGAAGATTATACAGCAGTATATGAATCTTTCGTTAACGCAAACTTTCAAGCATACGACTTTGATAGTATTAGAGAAAGCATGGTTTCCTATGTTAGGAACAACTATGCTGAAAGTTATAATGATTGGGTTGAGAGCGCAGAATTTGTAGCACTCCTCGATGTTATTGCTATGTTTGGACACAACCTAGCGTTTCGTGTAGACTTAAACAGTCGCAACAACTTTTTAAGCACAGCAGAAAGGCAAGACAGTGTTCTTAAACTTGCTGACTTTTTGGGTTACCAACCACGCAGAAATGTGACTGCTAGCGGATTGCTAAAAGTCAACAGTATTAAAACAAATGAAGCAGTAATTGGTGCCAATGGTGAAAACCTGGGTAATCAGGAAGTTCGTTTTGAAAGTATTACAAGTATTGATAACCTTGATAACTTTAACACTCTTATGAATGCTGTCTTTGCTCCTACTAACCCGTTTGGTAGTCCGAGAAAACAAGCAACTATTGGCGGTAAAGTTACAAGTTTTTACAATCTAAACAATGCTATTAACCAGATCAACTTTGATATTACTGGTGTAGCACAAGGTAGCCAAACAAGTTTTGATATCATTGGTTTAGATTACAATAATGTACAAAAAGATTTTAAAGAAAACACCCCAAATCCAACTGGTGCGTTTAGTGTAGTATATCAGAATGATGGTAAAGGTGTTACAAGTGACGGCACTGGTTTCTTTGTTGGATTTAAACAAGGTAGTCTACAATTCCAGGACTTTAACATTGACGATCCAATCAGCAACATGACACTGGATGTTGATGCAGATAATGTTAATAACACTGATGTTTGGGTACAAACTATTGACAGTGCTGGTATGGTGGTAAAGAATTGGACTCAGGTAGAAAATACTTCAGGCAGTAATGCTATCTACAATGCTATTGATGCTGGCGTAAGAGATATTTACGCAGTTAAAACCAGAGAAAACAATCAAGTAAGCATACAGTTTGCTGACAGTGCTTTTGGCAACTTGCCAAAAGATATTATTCGTGTTTGGTATCGTACTGGTTTAAATGACACTTATGTATTGCGTCCAGACGATATTGGTACCAAGAGAATTAATATCGAGTATATTGGTGACGATGGTAACAGTTATACAGCAACTATGAGTGTACAACTAAGGCAAAGTGTCACCAACGCAAGTGCTAGTGAAAGTTTAGATGATATTAAAACAAATGCTCCGCTAGTATACAGTAGCCAGGACAGAATGATTACTGCCCAGGATTATAACAGTTATTTGTTGACACAAAGCGACATTATTACTAAACTAAAAAGTGTTAACCGCACACACAGCGGACACAGTCGTTATGTAGACTTTAACGATCCAACTGGTGCTTATACTAATGTTAGAATGTTTGCTACTGATGGTACACTAGCAAAAGAAGAAAAAATCAAGCAAAGTATTCCAAGTGGATTAACTGCTACAACAGTATTTGACAAGTATTTTAAACCACTATTAAATGATGATGAATTAATTAATTTATATTATGACAAGTACAGTGCGACATTTGATGATCTTAAAGATGATTATTATGTAGAATACGCTGGAGACGCCACTACAACTACCTTTAGTTATTCAGCAAGCGGTATTGATGCGTTCACAACTATTTTAGACACTGATGGTGTTGAAGTAACAAACAACTATACAGTTAGTTACAATACTGGTACTAGAGTAGCAACTATTACAGCAACCAGTGGTGGTACACCAGTACCAACTGGATATAGAATTATTATTGGCGACTTAATGATTTGGCAAAGACCAAATAGTGATATCAGTGCTGGTTATTTTATTAACCAGAACGTTGTTATTAACAGAACTGGCGCCACCGCAGTTACATACTTAAAGTATGTTAAAGTTGGTAGCATTTGTAAATTTAGTTTAAATGGTACGGACCACTGGGCAAGAATTACAAAAATATTTGCCAATGGTTTAGGAGTAGATAACTCAGGCGGTCAACCAACTGGCTTAACAGCAAGTAATGTTGGAGCCATTCAACTTGATGCGGTAGTACCAACTGGTGCTATTCTTGAAAAAGTATTTCCAGTATTCAATCGAAACTTCAGCCAGGGTGAAAGAACACAAGTTATTTCATACTTGAATAGAAAAGTACCTTTTGCTGTTAAGTATGATTACTACAATGATGAATGGGATATTATCCGTAAAGATCCATATCCCACAAACTACAATGCTGCATTCCCTACATCATTTACAAGAGATTATAACTTAACACAAATTGATGGAACTGTTAGTGGCAATTCCAGTTTAGATGTTTACGACAATAACTGGATTATTCATGTTGAGTACACAAATGACAACGGTATAGATAAATGGACAATTACTAGTCGTGTAGTAAGATACACACTAAGCAGTAGCCAAATTGAATTCAGTAACTTGACTAATGAGTTTTATCTAGACGAAAACAGTAAAAAGAAACGCAGAGATAAGATTGATATTACACAGATTAGCACAAGCAATAGTATTGCTGGTAGTTTCTATGTTTATGGTTATGAATTTGCTACAGACGGAGACAAGTTTGGTTTATACGATAATAGTAAAGTTATTCTAAGTTTAATTGATAACTCAAAAGATGACAGACCAGATAATCCAGAAAGTTTTACTGCTATTAGTGGAAATGGACTAACAGATTTGCGTTTTGAATGGACACACGTTCCAGCAGAAAATCAACTGGTTGATCCAAGTTTTACTAATATTATTGATGTGTTTGTGTTAACAAACACTTATGATACAGAATTTAGAAGTTGGTTAACAGATCAGCGTAACGATTTATCTGAGCCAGTGCCGCCAACAGTTGACGAACTCAACCAGAGTTTCAACCAAAACATCAGCAAAAAGGCAATGAGCGACAGTATTGTATATCGTCCAGTGGGATACAAGGTATTGTTTGGTACAAAAGCACCAAGCAACTTACGAGCTAAGTTTAGAGTTATTAAAATGGCTGGCACTAGATATACTGACAACGAAATCAAGAGTAAAGTTGTAGAAAATATTAATACATTTTTTGATATTAACAACTGGGATTTTGGAGAAACATTCTACTTTACAGAACTAGCAGCCTATGTACATAAAGAAATGGCTGGTATTATCAGCAGTTTTGTTATTGTTCCTCTTGGCGAGGACAGTGTGTTTGGTGACTTGTTCCAGATTACACCAACAAGTGATGAACTGTTTATACCAAATGTAAGTGTGGAAGATGTAGACATTATCCAGAGTATTACACAAACAAATATCAAGGCAGGATAAATGTAAATGGCAGAATTTGACGCAAATGGCAAGGCTACCGAAAACAAGAAGCGAGTAGGTAAGTACAAAACCAATAATATTAAAACCAGCGAGTACTTGCCGGGTGTTTTTAATACAGACTTAAATCAAAAATGGTTAGATGCTACACTGGATCAAATGGTCCGCAAAGGCGACTTACAGGATGTTGATGCGTTTATTGGTAGCAAGCACGGAAAATATCGTAACAAAAAAGATGAAACGTATCTTACCACAAACAAACTAGGTTTAACTCCTGCTATTGTTACAAAAGATATCAGCGGAGAAGTTATTAATAAAATAACTTTTGATGACATTGCTAACAGCGTTAACAGTAATTTTAACCAGTACAACTACAACAGTGCATACAGTTCAGATTGTTATGTATACGAACCACCTATCAGCGAAGATAAATTTTTAAACCATTTAAACTATTACTGGATTCCAGAAATGCCAGTATACAGAAGTTATAATGATGGTACCAGAGATTTTGCTGGTAACGATGAAAGATACGTTTTTAGTTTTGCTGACAGCAGAACCATTACTGATGTTAGTTTAAATGGCGTTACACTAACACTTAATACAGACTATACCAGTACTGGTACAGAAGTAAGTTTAATCACTATACCAAGCACAGGAGATACAGTAACACTAACTGGTGCTGCCATTTCATACAGCACAGACTTTTTAACAGATGTACAACAGCAAAGCGTATGGCAGTTTAGTGACGATAACGGAACATTTGATTTACAGGATGGAATGTTAATTAAACTTGAAAGCGGTTATGATAGTTCAGTTATTGGTAAAACATATCT